TCAATGCCGTCGAATATACTATTGTAAAGTATCATTACATGGTCATAAAGATAATACTTTTTTTCAAGAATATTTCTATCAGAAAGAGGCATTTCATTAATACTATGAAATCCAAAAAGAATACTTTTACTAATTGGATTTAAATCTTTTATGCCGATAAAATTTGGCAGATCAAGATTATGTTGCTTTATGTAGTACTCTTGTATTTCATGCATCACTGGAAAATCGGCTATATCAAAATTTCCTTTGTATCCTAACAATTTTGCCATCCTATAAAAATTGCCATACCCGCCACCGATATCGGATATATGATTAAAGTCTGTAATCTTTAAACCAAGATGTTCCAGCATCACCATTAAGTAATGACAATGTTGAGCAGTTCCTTGACTGACTCCTTGAAATAGTTTTGGGCCACCAACTGTTGAATCAAGAACTTTAGGTAAGACTTCATTCAAAAAATATTTGTCTTTCTTAACGTAATTCAAATGTATTAATGTATTTTTTCTTTGATTTGGACTGATTGTTTTTGAAATAGTTTTATGCTGTAAGAAGTTTTCTTTATTTCTAAATTCAAATTGAATACTTGTTAACATCCTTTCCCATAAGGTCATACTTCATGCTCCAGGGCATCTATACACATATCAGCAACTGATTTAGTTTGCTTGAAGTAAATTGACTTATCTGGTACAGTTGATACAGCAATATCACCTAGTCGTCTTTCTTTTTCAACAATATGTAGATTTTTCTTTGATACGTTACACATTGTATCAATAACTTCTCTAACAGATACACCTTCTGGCGATCCAAGACAATCGATAACTCCAGTTGGTTTATTTTCTACAACCTTTTGTAGAGAATCAACAATATCTACTACATGAGTATAATTCCTAATACAAGTTCCATCGCGAGTATCATAATCAGTACCAAAGATTTCAAGTGTATCAAATTTACCATTAGCCACTGCCGCGGCTTTTCTTATTAGATGAGAATATTTGGTGTCAAATTTATTAAATCCGTCGTTACCACACACATTGTAGAATCGAACGAGACTGTGTTTCTCTTTAAACTGTTTTGTAAGTAATTCGCCACCATACTTTGTAGTAGCATAGGGTGATGCCGCAGGATCAAATGCTGAACCAGTAGAACAATAGACAAAGTGATCACATTCAGCAAAGTCAATCACATTCTTTGTACCAACTACATTCGTTTCATAATATAACCAAGGATCTTTTACTGATAAAGGAACGGAACCCATTGCTCCAATATGTACTACTTTGTCAAACGACATCTTCATTGGAGAAGGTTTACGAAAGTCCCAATCAATAATTTGTGATGAATATTTTTCTATGTTATTTTGATTAAAATTAAAATCAGTAGCGACTACTTCATGACCATGTTCTGCCGCAACTTTAACATAGTGGGCACCAATGTATCCGGTTGCACCTGTTACCAATATTTTCATTATATCTCCTTGTTGGAAATATTTATGTGCCACTATTTGACATCATCGGCACAACTGATTACTCAAAAATTCCTTCTTTTTTCAGTTGTTCAAAAACTTTTAATTTAGGAACTTTTGGTCCTTCGTATTTGAATTTGTGTCTGATATGTATCATTTTTGCGTTTTCATATCCAGGAAAACAATTCCCCCAACACCATTCTTCTGGCACATCTATTTGTTTTAAGCCGGCTAGAGTTGCTAATCTGTGAATCGCTCCCTCATCATTAAAATTTTTATTAAATATTTTCAGTTCTTTATCCACTATAAATTTTCTTAATTGTTTTCTTTGATCATTTGTAAATTTCCAAAATGCTCCACCCCAAAAAGGACCATTTTTATCTGTCACTGATCTATATTTTTTACCTTTACACATAGCCTTGAAAATATCTTTTTGTACTTTTGAATTTAATCCAACTCCTGGTACATGGAACACATTTTCTTTAACATTTTTTACCACAAACATATCTAAGTCTACCATTAATGTATCTTGATATTTGTCAAATCTTTTGTCCAACATTATTAATTTTTGATAACATGAATGTAACTTTGGATGAAACTGGTTTCCTAAAATTAATTCATATTCAGCACCACAATGTTTGGCATATTTTTCCATATTTGCTTTAGATGCCAATTCTAGAGGTCCTAGTTCTCCTGACCAATGTTGTAATATTATATTTTTCATATTTTTCCTAATAATTCTTCTATGTTTTCACCACGGTTGGGTAAATGATCTCTTAAAAAGAAATGTGTGAAGAAACTTTCTTGTTGTCTATCCTTGGTTACTGCTGTGTATAATGAGTTCCAACGCCAGTCCATGTTTTTACATTTCATTTTTTCTTTTTTTACAAACCAGTTCAATAACATCTGATCTGTGCTCCATTTGTAAAACCCGACGCCATCAACAAAATCCTTAAATTCAGGTCTTGAAATAAATTCTTTAGGAGTTTGTCCTTTCAAATATTTAGCGAACGATTTATTCATCACCATTAAACCCATGTTATAAAATTCTGCTCCTAAATTATTCCAACGCCAGTCAACATCTTTGAGATTTGTAAAAGCACTACGTGAATATTTGGTAATTTTGTTTTGATATTTAGGTGTCAATGGCAGTTCTCTTTCAGCAACACCACCGAAGTCATATTCTTGTGGTAAGTCTAAAAATATATCAGGTGCAGTCGATTTAATGTATATGTCGCTGTCCACTATGGCAATCTGATCATATCTATCAAAATATTCAAAAGCATTTTCTTTCTCGTAGATAGGCAAATAACCTAATTTTTCCACTGCTTGTTTGCTTCTACCTGTTCTATCCAAGTCAGGACGTATTCTTAGTTTAGGTTCAGTTAGAACAATGTGATCTATACTATATTTTTTACAATATTCTGCTACACTATTAATACAAGTGGTATAAAGTTTGCTTGGTTTACCCACACTTACTTGGAATATTAATCTTTTCATTTTAAATCCTTTGTGAAACTGAATTTTTTCTGATCAAACGTTACTTTATTAGATTTATCAAAAACAACATTCAAGATGCCTGAGTTCAGACACCAATCTGCTGGCATGGCACCTTGTGTTTTTACAAAATTAATCAATTTTTTTGCACCTTCCGGCTTCAAACAGTATGCTCTGGCACCTTCCCACCATTGTCCTACCGGCATTGGTTTAGCAGGTTTAAATCCTTCAAATTTTAGAACATCATTAAAACTTTGGTCTATCGAAAATGTTTTTTTGAAAACAACATCATGTTCAAATATACAAATTTCTTGATTTTCTTCGACACATTTATTCCATAATTTGTATTGACTTAGAAAACATCCTTGTGTACCTGGTCGAGATAATAATCTTATACATTTTTTGTTGTGCGGGAAAATTTTTACTCCATAGTCGTCAAGATTTTCTTTTGTGCCGTCGACTCCGTTATACAATTCTAATTGCCATTCAAGTTTTTTACCAGTTTCCAAAGCATGATTGGCCCATTCTATAGAGTTTTCATGATTTTTCAAATGTATAATATAACCTTTAGGATTTGTCATGTTTTTTTGCCATTTCTTTGTGAAATTTTAATTTTTCTTTATCTTTGAACCAAGCGTATTTCAATGACTTGTATCTAAATCCATATTTTTTTGTGCCTTTTGCTGTGCTGAAAATTTCACCACCTGATTTCAAACCCCAACTGTTCCATTTGTATGGGATTGAAACAAACTCCCGTGCATCTAAAAGTTCTTTCAGTATATGTTGATCAACAAACCAGTAAATTGGTTTTTTGAATGCTTCGATCATACTACTCGATAATTCTTTTTTAAATTTATCCCCAAGATCACCTATTCCAGGCGTGACACAACTAGCAATGTACACTTTTGGGTCTTTAGGTTTACGCATTGCCGCAGGTTCTGTGGTAATCTCTTCAAATTCCTTCAATGGAACTCTTACTCTAGCAAGTCCGTCGGCATCTAATTGTAATACGTGTTGATTTCTAGTAAAAAATTTATCAAAGTAAAAAAATCTTGCACTAGAAAGATAAATTTTTCGTTTTAATTCATCATCAGTGGTTGTGTTACAAATTTCTGGACCTCTACCGAACATTGGATGGTCTTTTGCCAGTGTGAATTGGTCATAAAAATCTTTATCATGAATCTCGTAGGTGTATGTGATGTTTTCATCGTCTATTAAATTTTTTAACTTATGTGTTTGGTCATATTCATAAATCATGTGAACGTGAACGTGTATTAAATTTCTTTTATTCAAAGTTAAAGTACTTTTTGCCAAATATTGACCATGTTCAGCCCAGTATTTCGGGTCACAACTAAAAAACAACACGTGTGATTTGTTTACCGGTAAGTCTCCTTTAATTTCTTGATGGTCAAACAGCATTTCTTTTCTCTTTCATTTGTATTTTCTCTTCTGCAGTTGGTCTACAAAAAGAACGAGTACCTTTCATCCTTTTAGAGTCCCAAAATTTAGGATTTATTCTACAATAACTTGTATTTGAATACGTTAGGGAACAACTGATACTATTCATAGCAACATCAGGAGACAAAGCACCTGAGGCCCAAATCCAATCTATTAATCTTTGTGCACCTTGAGGTTTAACAATATATGAATGGGAACCTTTGATGTGTGTTTTATTATAAAGTTCTAAACCTGATGCAGATGGGCGTTTTTTCATAAAAATTGTGACATCATCGCCTCTATCTTCTTGAACTTCTTTGTCATAGTTTGTTGTTAATCTGCTTAACCAATCTAAGTTGCAGACTTCAGTAAATTTTTCTGTAATTATGCTAGGTATAGGACGAATTACAACAGCATCATGTTCAAGAACCAAAATAGGCTTCTTAATAGCAATACATTTTTTCCATAATATTAGATGTGATATTAAACATCCTACCGTGCCTTGATTTAATTTTTTTATCCGTTGATTAAATTTGAAATATTTTAAATTGTGTTCACGCCATGCTGAATCAATTTGATTTCCGTGTACAGCAGGAAATATTTCAGGATTCAATCCAAATTTTTTAGCAGAGTCCATACATTCTTTTGCTAATGTTTCGCTGATAGTATTTCCCTGCATTGTGATTATGTAAGATGGAATATTCAAGTTCATTTTGAATATTTATTGGAATGTTTTTTGGTGATATGTTATATAGAAGCGTCTTCCATACCAGCAACTCTCAACTTGACTATGTTAGTCATTTGCCATTGCTTTTGGTCAAGTCCTTTTGTAATACCTAACCATTTATTTCTTAACAGTGCGAATTCATTGATAATTTTTTCATAATCAACAACATCAGACTCACCGTCTACATATTTTTCAACATCTCTGCTGGATAATGCTCTTTGATAATTTTCTAAATATTTTTTGAAATGTTTTGAACGTAATCTACGTAATTCTATGTTCATGTATTGTAGTATTGCTTCAATTTCTTGTAATTGATTAAATCTTTGTTCTACAATACCAGGCATATCTGCTGATGCTTTTTCAATATTGCCTCTAATTCTTATTTCTGATTTTGCTTGTTCTAATTCGTTTTCATAATGTCTGATGGCATCAGGAATAACACCAATATCTTTTGCTATTTTCTGATACCACCCAGCCATTAATAATCCTCTTCTTCGGAATCTGTATCCAAATAATATTGAATTGCTTTGTCTAGATCGTCATCTGCTCCTAAGGCATCTTGAAAATCTTCATCTCCAACACCATAGTCTGCCATTAAATCTACAAATTTTTCAGCAACTACTTCGACAGGTTGTTTTCTATCCATGTACTCTCTAAAAAATTGCCAAATTTCAACTACTTGAGTTCCTTCAATCATTTATTCCTCAACTGCGTTAACGGTTTCTTTTTCAGTTTCATTAGAATCAGTATCAACAAATTCCTTCATAATATTGTCCAGCAATTCTCCACCGCTTTCCCAAACTTTACGATATTCTTTTGTTTCTGTTCCTTTTGAATCAACATATTTAAGTCTGTTACCGTCTTTTACTAATATACCTTTTTTCTCAAAAAGATCTACAAGTCCTGAGTAAGGATTCATTCCAGTTTCATATGGAATTTTTACTTGTACACCTTCAAAAGGTTTAGCATATCTAGTTTTCATAACTTTACAGCCGGCTCTGATACCTCTTACATCAGTAACTTTGTTACCATCTTCATCTTCTTTTAGTTTCAATTTTTTCATTGCTACTACAATTGAAGAAGCATAGATAAATCCTTGTCCACCTGATATCTTATCATCTGGATCAAACATATCTTGCGATGCGTATGTGTGGTTTGTAGCAACAAGTCCTACATTATGACTACCAAACATATTAACACAGTTTCTTACAAGTGCTGTAAGTGCCTTAGGTTTTCTACCCATGTCACCTTTCATATCACCTTTTGTAAACTGATCAACATCAGTTGGAGTTAATAACATACCCAAACTATCAATAACAAATAATACTTTTGGTCTGTCTTCGTCACTCATTGCTTTATAATCATCCATAAATGTTGATACTGTTTTAGCAACATCATCAATCATACTCATGTTTAATTTTAATAATTTTTTCTCATCAGTGTCTACGTTCAATGCTTGTAACCAAGTTTCATCTAGTGCGTTCTCTGAATCAATTAATACTACAAAGATACCTTGATCCTGTGCCGCTTTTACAATGTTACCTGAACAAATATATGACTTACCTGCTCCTGATTCACCTGCGAATACAGTTACTTTTCCTAATGGAATACCTTTGTTAAAATCACCACTTACCAAATAGTTAAGTGCGTAATTGCCTGTAGAGATCCAATCTGTTGGATCATGAAACCCAGCACTCATTCCAGTGATGGATTTTGTTAAAGTTTTTCTAAACTTACTAACGTCAAATGCCTTTACCATAATTTTTTACCTTTAAGTTGTGTGGGGAGTTGCCTCCCCACAATGTGCTTATTATTTTTGTTGTCTTGCTCTTATCATTGCTAAGATGTCCTCTGCTTTTCCGCTTGATTCAGCAGTTGGCTTTGGTGCTTCTTGCTTTGTTTCAGCAACCGGTTGTGCTTTCACTTCAGCCGCTGGTGCTGGAGTTTCTGCTTTCGGAGTTACTGGATCACCAGTTCTTGATGACAAGCCTGCCGGTCTAAAGTATTGACCAAATTTATCTTGATCATATGCTTCACCGTCAACAGATGCTTCAAACATCTCCTTCATAACCTTAACTTCTACTTCGCTAGGTTTTTTCGGAAGGAAATCATTAAGATTGAAAAGAGTATTGCTTTCAATCGCTTTGTTTTCTTCTTCTGTTAATGGAGTAGATTTTCTAGACCATGTTGATGTTGAATAATCAGCATATCCACCTTTGGATGTTTTGATAATTCTAAAATCAACACCGTTCACAGAATCAGTTGGAAGGTCTTCCATATCTGGATCCATCAATGCTCCTTTAATTATTTGGAATATTTGTGGACCAATTATGAATCTTCTAATTGGATTCTCTGGAGTTGTTTCTTCTCCGATCGGATCGTCTTTTACAAAACCTTGGAAAATATAACTTCTTTTCTTCCAATATTTTCTTCCTAAATCTTCTAATTTAGGATCTTTGAACCATCCTCTTACTTCGGATAAGATATTA